ATTGTTAGCACCTCTTATTTTTGTTGCTTCTAATAAACTTTTTAACTTAATCACTTGTTATACCTCGTTGTGATTTTTGATAATTGATTTAAATTCTCTATTGTTGGTGGTTTAGTATCACTTGGTAATGGTCTTCCAAGTTCAACACCAACATTGTTATCATCTTCGTCATATCCTTGTTCATAATAAAAATCTTCAATATCATCATTGTCCATTTTTTCGCCATCAGCATTGTAAAAATCATTTCCTATTTTTTGAACTCCGTCAAAGTCCCAATTACCTTTCATATTTTTTAATATGTTTGCTGCGTGCATTCCACCATTATCTTTAATTCTATCACCTTGTCTAAATTCACTTCTTCCAACATTGACTTGTTCATCTTTCACTAAGTCAAATAATGCCATTTGTGTATCTTGGTCATTAACTTCTGTTGGTTCTCCATCAAGACCAGGATACATAAGTTTTCCGTCTTCTATGAATAAAGCTCCATTGAACTGGTCCATTGAGTCAAAGTCAAAAATGTTTAATTGAACTCTTTCTTTTTGTTGAGAAATTGAATCCATCATATCGCCGACTGATTTATAGTTTTTTCCAAATGTTTCACCAGGTCTGTTTTCAATTGGTGTTGTTTCTTTTGGTTTACTTTCACTATCTTTACCGATTTCTGTTCCTCGTGCTATTGTATCTTTTGCGTCTTGTGGGTCTTCTCCGTAAGCATCTGATGTAAGAGCTTTTTCCATATCTTCAGAACTTCCGTCAAAATCAACACTAATAGCACCATTTGGGTCTCTACGCATATCATTGATTTCAAGATTGTTATCTTTTGCGAATTGTTTTATTTGTCCGACATCAGCTTGTGTAAATGGTATGTCTGAAAATCTTTTCTTTGGTGATGCTTTTGATGCGTCATCTCCACCGACAACTTTATCTTTACCGGCTACTTTTACAACCGTGCCAGGTCGCATTTTGTGTTTTTTCTTATAATCTGCAAACTCTTCTGGTGTTTTGAATTCTAATTCATTAACACTACGATTTCCGTATCGTGTTGTGATTTCTGATAATATTCTTAAATCTTTCACTATTCACCCCTTATGATATGGTTGATTATATCTTCTGCTCTACAATAATCTCCACAAGTTCTACCTTGTTGATTATCTACTGATTCGTTCATTGGGTGCAAAAATGCTCCGTGTGTTGATGGATTAGAAACAAAATCAAAGGCGATAAGTTCAAAGTCATCTCCTACTTTTGAAACCGTATCTCCGTTGGATTCTCTAACCACTTCAACACTACCTAATCCTCTTGAACTAATACCTAATTTGATACCATTTTTGAATAATTCTCTTAAAATATTACCACTTGGTGTTGTAAGTATTTCTACCGTACCGACTAAATTATCTCCTTCAAAATGCATTTCCTTGACATTGTGAGAAACATTTTGTAAATTAACAACTGAACTATCAGGGTGGTCTAATTCACCAAGTGCTCTATTTTGTTTTACAAAATTCTCATCATATTTTTTTGACTCACGAACTAATATGTTTCTTGGATACACTCGTCCGTTTTGGTTTTTTGCTTCTGCTCTTTGTAATACACCTTTAACAACTAACTTTCCGTTGTTTTCTTTCATCGCCTCATTTATTTGTTGTGGCGTAATCTGAAATGGTATATAATCTACGATAACTTGTTTCATTATTTTAAGTTTCCTACTTTGTTTGCCATCTTGACTAATCTTTCTGAAATCTTGGTCAATGCCTTGTGTGTGTTTTTCCAATAGTCTTCTGACTTCATTTTTAATTCTGTTTTTAATTTAAGATTCATCTTTACGGTTTTGTCTAATTCGTTTAATGCGTCTCTAATTTCTCTCATTGACTTACCGATTTTTTGTTTTGGTGTTAGGGATTCGTCATTTCTCCAATCGTGATAACGACCTTCTTTAACGAATTGTTTTTTACCTTTGTTAAAATTAACACCTTTTGGTTTTTTGTTAGATGCTTTTCTAATATTTGCCATATCATCTAATGTTTTGATAAACTTTTTAGGGTCTTTTTCAAATGCGTTGTATATCTGATATGATTCTGCAAATCCAAATAATTCATCAAGAGATTCTTGTTGTGCTCTTGATAGTTTTGGAAATTGTGTAAAGTCTGCAAATGGTTGTGATTCATTTACTGGTTTGTATCCACCTGCACGAGTTATCTTTTTCATTTTTTCTTTATCTTTTTTCTTTTTACTTCTGAATGCGTAAGGTGTAAAGTAATGACCTGGTCCACCTGGTGCGACACCTGCTGAATAAGTTGTAGAAGCTTCGTCTACTTCTCTTTTGTGTCTTTTGACGATTTCCATAACGTGCATTTTGATAAAGTTAGTATCTCTTTCAAAGTCCTCACCAATCATTTCAGCTACTCTACCTAATTGAAAAGAAATAATATTTGTTAATTCTATTCCGTGTTCAACTGGGTCGTGGTCAACTTCTTCACCATTAACAACTTGTTTTTCCATTTCAAAGATGTGGTCCATTTCTTTTGCAGAACTAACGACTAATTCCTTAGCTTCATCACTAAGGTCTTTTTCCATTAATTTTTGGTATAGAATAACTGCTGACCTGCAAATGTCGAAATGTTTGGTTTTGAATCCTAAGATATCAATGTTTTCACCACCACCGAAATGTTCTGGTTTATCGTTTTCTTGTTCGTTCAGTTCTTGTAAAACAAGAACACGAATAGCTTCTTTTAATTTATTTACTTTGACGCGTCTGGACATTTTTGATTTCCTTAATTAATTCATAGTATCTCATTAATGCAACCACGTGTTTATCTTTCACGATTTTTCCTTTTGTAGCGGTGTCAGTATATTCAATAGCTTCTGATAATTTAATCTTAGTAATCTTATCATTTACTCTTGGTAGTAATTTAGTTAGAGCTCTTTTGATTTTTACTACTTCGGAATCAATAAATTCTTTTAATGAATTAGTGTTGGATACATTGTTGATATATTGTTTCAACAAGTTTTTTTGATTTTCATTTAAAGATTTATACTTAGAATTAAACTTATCCACTAATAACTGATAACTTAATAACCTTAAATCTTTATCTTGTTCTTTATAGTTTTCAGTTATTTTGTTAGATTTTTGTATTTTTTTACTATTACTAACAATATGTTCAGTTATAGTGATTACTGAATCTGTTTTTTGAACTGGTCCAAAATCTTCTTTGCCAGTTTCTACACCAAATACTTTATAGATTGAAGCCATAACTTTAAAGTTAGGTATTCTTGTATTAAAGAATTCTTTTATGTCATAATTTTCTTTAATTGTTTTAATTAAATTGTATTTTTCGTTATTTAATCTACGATTAGATAATTTTCTACGACTTTTAATCACTGCTTCAACTAATGTTGCGGCATGCGAATCGTTTTTGTATTTTTTTTCTAATAAAACTTGATAAAGTGCGTATTCTTTACCCAATTCGGTGTTTTTATTAAAGAATTCTTTAAAAATCTTTACCGATTTTGGTTTATTTGAATCGTTCATCACATCAGCCGTTATTTGACGAGACAACAATTCGTAAAGAATAGCAGTGTTCTTTATCTTGTTATGTTTAACATTTAAAGACATTTGAGCTCCAACTATTTTTTACTTTTTATCAATAATAAATATAAAACTTTCAAGAAATGTGTATTTAATCTACATCTTTTTCGTTTTTATATTCATTATATTCTTGTTCAACTTCCTCTACTTTCTGAGTTTCGTTAATTATAGCTTTTGACTTTTTACCCATTGTTTTTTTCAAGGCGTCGTAGTGTGCTAATGCAAGTGGTCTTCTGTTTTTAGTTTGCTTCCCTAATGGGTCACGACCTCTTGCTCCACTATCTTTGAAAGGTTTATTCATCTCTTTTGGACGACCACCTTGTTCATCTTCCGGCCTATCATCTTTTGGTTCGTCTGGAAATGGGTCAAATATAGAACCTGCTATGGTATCCGGTGGTATTTGAGCGTCGTCTTGTCCGACCCCCACGGCTGCCATATCACTTGGTGTTCCAATTGCATCTCCTGTTTCCATTGGGTCATTACCTTCCATTTCAATCTGTGAGTGTCTGAATTTCTGTTTTTGGTCCTCAATGATTTGATTCTCAATATCAATCTTTTCTTTATCAGAAAAGTTAAACACATTATCATATACCCAATTGTAAGGTAAAATCTTATCACTAATCATATCACGAGCTAAGTTTACTTTCTGTCCAAACAATTCTATCTTCTCTTGTTCATACATTGTTGAAGGACTTGCTAACTCTAATTCAAAATTAACTAAGTCAGCGTCAGTATATCCTTGTGAATATAAGTGAACAACTGCTATCTTTGTTAATTCAGATACGATAATTCTTTGTATTCTTTCTATGGTTCTGGCAAATCTTACATCTTCTGCTGCGAGTGTTGCTTTACCGCCGACATTTTCATCAAAACCTAAGAATGCTTTTGGAACTCTTAGTGATGCTAATAATTTGTTTTTCAAATATTCAATGTCTTCTGTTGAATCATAGTCAATACCACCTAACTCATTGATTTCCGTTCCACTATCTCCACCACGAACTGGCATAAAGAAATCTTCTGTTAAGTTTTGTATATTGTATTTAAGATTGTATTCACCTGTTGCTTCATCAATAACTGGTGTTTTCTTCATCTTGTTGATAATTCTTTGCATATAGTTATCAACCTCTGCTGGTGGTATATTACCAATATCAATCTTGAATACTCGTTTGGAAGGTGCTCTCATAATTCTGTGAATTAACATTGCGTCTTCCATAAGTGTTAATTGTTTCCAAATCTTTCTTGTAGATTCAATCATAGATTTACCATAAGGTAAAAAATTACTATCGTTTGCTAATCTAAAGTGTGCGATTTGGAAGTTTTCAAATTCTATCTTTCCTTTACCACTTGGCTTTTGGCCGAAATACGGGTGTGCTCCTTCAATACTTTCTAAATAGAATTTAGTATAATAAGGATTCTCAGGGTCTTCTCCCTCAGAACGAATAACTTCATAAGGTGATAATGGAACTACATTAGTAATACCATACTTTTCACTTATGTCTAAGTGTAAAAAGAAATCACCATACTTAACCATATTACGAGTCCAAGGCCACAAGTTAAATTCAATATTCATAATATCATAAAATAAATTGTTCAAAATTTCTTTAATGTTATCGTTATCTGATTTAATTGTGATAACTTGTCCGTATTCACCTTTCATAGTTGATTCATCTGAATATATGTCTAATGCACTTGATATGATTGGGTCTGAGTCCATTGATTCATAATCTTTAAACAATGCTAATCTTG